ATAATAAATAATTGAAAATTAAGCCGAAGGCAATCATTCGGGGTTGCTTTTAAAAAAACCACCTAAGATAACCCTTAACATAAGAACAGGTATAGGTCGCAAAACTTTTTATAATACCTTACTTACTTAATAAAAAAGGAACCCATTTAGGATTCCTTTTTTCTTGTCTTCTAAAAGTGTATGAATTCAAAGACTTAATAAACAGGGAATGGTGATTTCTCAGCTATCTTTAATCTGTCATTAATTATGTCCACTAATATTTCTCTTTCTGCCTGTGACATATTTAATACTTCATAATAACCCCAACCACCTCTTCCATACCAGACTATTTCACCAACCGATTTCATTATTATCCTTACATCTCTTCCTAACTGCTTAATGAATTTGACTGATGCTTCCATATCCCCATTCTTAATTATTCGGTGAAAAAATTTACTGCATTAATTGGGATTTCTACTTCGAATTCTTCCCCACAATCTTTACATAAACACTTCACTTTTAAATCTGTACCCCATGTATTAATGTTCTTCACCTTAGCAGCAATTTTATTCACCATTGGTTGAGTAATAATACCCAACCATTCTTTGATCTTTTCTTTATCCATTTCCCCATCCACTGAATCTACTACTGCCATTAACATCTTAACTAAATTCTGCTGCTCATCTTCTACTGTCATGACAAATTTATTTTGATTGTCTTTAATCAAATCTAATACCTGTTGATATTTATTTGGCTTCAATTTAACTACTTGTCCATTTTGCAACTCAATAGTATAATTTTGTTCAATGGTGGTTGGATCGATAAATTTAATTTCATTCAACATTTGTTCCATACTAATTACATAAGTATTAGTTATTGGTTCTCCATGTTCATCCTTACAATGAGGTGCATAGAAATCATAGCTATCCCCATATGTAACAGTTCTCAGATAGATCATGATAGCATCAATATCCTTACTGAGTAATTCTGATGGCTTCAATATACCGGGGATACATTTAGACACTACGGTATTGATGGCATCTCCAGAGAACAACTGATCTGGGTTTTTCATGCTGATTTCATCTAAAGCTGACATAGCCTGTACATGGATTTCACCATTTTTAATGGTATCTGCTAGTTCTCCATTTTTATAAAACAAACCTTTTGAAGGTAATTGAAAGATACGACCCGGTAATTTGATATTTTGGATTAGTTTATTTTCTGACATTTTGGTTCCTGAGATTAATATATGATGATTTACTATAAATACATCATTATTTATACAATTTCCGATAATAAAAAATGGCATTTGATCCGAAAGAATTACAACAACTTAGTGAAATATTTGCAAAGGCTATTAAAAATACAGCCTCTCCTTTTTCCAATACTAAAACCAGATCACCATCCAATACAAATGCCGGTGATTCTATGGCTTCCTTATCTAAAAGTTTGATTGAATTAGCTAAAACTGCTAAGGAAGAAGTAGTTGTAGGTAAAAAACAATTAGTTACCAATAAAAAATATAATGAATTAATAGATGACATCAATTCCGCCCTAATAAAATCTAGTGGAATGTATAAAGTATTAGTAGATGAATTAGATGATCTCACCCATAAATCATTACCAGATCAACAGAAGTACCTTCAAAACTATTCCAAAGTCACCAAAGATTTAAGTACTGAAATGGGAAAGAGTCTTAGAAACACATCTTTATTCAGTGCATCCTTATTAGAAAGTCATTCTAAGATTAAAGAAGGTTCCCAAGAATATTATGAAATGATGGAAGAAATGCATGATGCTGCTCAACCCTTAAATAAAGGGTTACTCAAAGCTGCCGGTGCATTAGAAGATGGTAGTGATGTTATTAGAAAGAATTTAAATCCAACTGATTTTGCTAAAATCAGAGTTAAAATGGGACAGGTACAAACAGCTTTAGCTGAAGGATTAGTTGGATTTGGTAGTATGGCAGAGATAATGTCTAAAGGAGAAGCTGCTTATAGAAGTTCTTTTTCTAATAATACTGCTGCTAATGCTAAATTAAGACAAAGTATTATTGCAACTGCTATTGCATTAAAACAACAGGGTATAGATGTAGGGAATAATAAATTATTAAATGAAAACGGGCAAATAAATCAAGAGACTGTTGCTCATTTATCAAGTAGGAATGGATCAAGTGACATGATTAATATGATGAGAAGTTTATCATCTATAGAATCAAGTACTAATAAATCATCTACTTCATTGGGGAATGTAGGGGCAAAAGCTAATTCTACCATGGGTGGATTTTTATATCAGATGCAATCCGCTGGTAAAGGTATGGGAATATTTGGTGGTGCATTATCTTTCTTTGGAGAAAAATTAAAAGGCGATTTATCTAAAAATCTGTCTACATTAAAAGATTCTCTCAAAGGAATATATAATCAAGTTGTTGATTTTAATGTAGCTAATATCCCAGATACTTTTGCTCATGTCCAGATGGCTTCAATGAAAATGGGTATGTCATTTGAAGACACGGTTAAATTCATGCAAGCCAATAAAGGATTAATGGCTGTATATGGGGGTGGATTTGGTGGATTACAAGGTTCTCTTCAAAATACATTTCAAAAATTCGGATTCAATCAGCAACAAGCTGCCGGATTATATGCTCCGGGTACTGCTGCTGCTATGGGTGCGGGGATCAATGTAAGAAATGGACAGGCATTAAATACCTTTATTGATACCAGTATGAAAAGCTTTCAAAGTTTAGCTGGTGTTTTGGATATTACAGCAGAACAATACTTATCTTTAACGGCTGATTTATTATCTAGTCATGATGTACAGGCACAATTAGTTGGATTAAATAAAACACAAGCTGTACAACAAGCTACTGCTATTACTCAGGAACGGGATTATTTAGCTGTTCAATTGGGTTCTACAGAACAAGCTAATAATTTATTAAAAGCTCAACAGGCAGCTCAGAGAGCACCTGTAATGACTCGTATCAAAGAAGGTGCCATGGGGATGTTGGCACTTCAACAAGCTGGATTTAGTGGGCAAGCTGCTTCTGATTACTATCAAATAAAACAAAAAGGTCCAAGGGCAACTGCCGAAGAAAAGAATAGATTAACTAGTTATCAAATGAGATTAGGAGTATCCAGAGAAAAAGCAATTCAAAATGGTAATTTGAGTACTGATGTAATGTTTGAACGTCTTGGATTAGGCAGCGGAGAAGAAATTGCACAGGCAGGATTACAACAACAGCAAAGGGCTAATGCAGGTTTAATCCCAACTGCTGCTGAACAAGATGCTGCTGCAAGAGCTGCTGCTGGTAATTCTACTGTAGCTGGTGTATCACAAACTATCAATCAAGTATCTTCTGTATTGGGTAATAATTTTGTTACTGCACTTTGGTCATCTGTTGCTGCTTTAGGTGGTTTAACTGCTTCTGCATTATCTAGTGCTGGCACAATGGCTATGTCTGGTGGTTCTGGGGTTGGTGGATTACTTGGTAAATTTGGTATGGGTGGAGGAGCTGCTGGTGGATTGTTGGGTAAATCCGGTAAACTTTTAGGTAAAGCTGCTATTCCATTGGCTATATTAGGTGGATTGTATGAAGGATATACTGGATGGAATGATGCTTCTAAAGCAGAATCATCTGGTCAAATTTCACATCAACAAGCTGATGAACAAAAAGGTTCTTCTATTGGAGGAGCTGCTGGAGGTGTACTTGGAGGTATTGCTACTGGTGCATTGGCCGGTTCATTATTTGGTCCTATTGGTACAATTCTTGGTGGTATAGCCGGTGGTGTTATTGGTGCTTGGGGTGGATCAAAAGTAGGTGGTGCTATTGGTTCTTCTATTGGTGCATCTCCTTCAAATGCCAATCCTGCTTCAGTTGCTGCATTACAAGCTCAAGAAAGTATAAATAATACTACTGGTTCTGATATGGCTAATGTAGAAGATAAAACTGCACATAGTTACCTTGCTTCAATTTCAGATAATATGGCATTGACAGCTACTTTATTGAAACAAATAGCAGATTCTGGGGATGCAACTGCCACTACCTTAGCAACAAATGCTTTAAAGAAAACTAATATACCCACAGCTAATGCTTATTTAACTGGCAGAGCTTCATAAGAGAAAATATATGTCTACATTTACAAATTACTGGAAAATAATAACCCCTGCATCTCGTAAGAATTCTTATCAGAATGTACAAACTATTACCATGGATGATGGAGTAAATGTAAATGCTGCCGGGTATTCCGTATTTTCTAATATGGATTGGTACACTAATGTACTTAAAGGGTCTACAGCTAGAATGCAACGTTATCGTCAATATGACTCCATGGATTATGGCGATATCTCCAGAGCACTTGATGTTATTGCAGAAGAAATGTCTAACTTTGATAAAAATAGTAATTTACCTTTTTTAATTGACTACCAAATTGAAGATAATCAATCCATTACTGATAATACATCTACTACTATTAGAGCTGCTTTAAGGCACTGGTCTAACTTCCATGGTCTTAATAAACGTATGTATCATATTTCCAGATGCCTTATTAAATACGGTGATTGCTTCTTTAGAAAGATTTCAGATACTAAAAAATGGGAATATATTGACCCTACTAGAGTTGTGGGTATTGGATTTAATGTAGAAGGAGAAAGAACTTCCTACCATATCAGACCATCTGCTTTTCAAAATGATCTTAAAAATAAAATTGGTCCTGCTGGAAACCAAAATAACTTAGATACTATTGAAATATCCCCTGCTGATGCAATTATTCATTTCACTTTATCAGATGATATGGGTGAATCTGCTCCATTTGGTATTTCTATTCTGCAAAATGCATTTAAAGATTTCCAAAAATTAGTGATGTTGGAAGATGCTTCTATTATTTACCGTATTGTTAGAGCACCAGAAAGACGTGTATATACATTGTTTACGGGTAATCTTCCTCCTAACAGAGTTCAAGGTTTCCTTGAAGGTTTTAGAAATTCATTAAGACAAAAAAGACAACCTAATACTGCTAATCAAATGAATGTGGATTCTGGTTATAATCCTGAATCTATTTCAGATGATATTATTTTATCAACTACTGGACAAGGAAAAGATTCTACTGTAACTACATTACCATCAGGTACAAATTGGGAAATTCCAGAATTAGATTACTTTCAAAATAAAGTATTTAGAGCATTACGGGTGCCATCTTCTTACATGAAGGGTCAAGATGCAGCAAATCCGGGTGCTTTATTTAATAATGGTAAGACCGGTGTAGCCTACATGGAAGAACGTATTTTTGCTAATTTTGTTACTAGATTGCAAGTATGTGTTCAAACTCCAATGGATGATCAGTTTAAAGCATACTTAAGAGCTACTGGTATTAATGTAGATTCAGATATTTTTATGCTGAAATTGGCAGAACCAGATAATTTTGAAAAATACATTAAAACATCTTTATTCACAGAACAAATTACTGCATATAAATCCATTTCAGATGAACCTTCATTATCTAAAGAATTTATGTTAGGTAGATTCCTTGGATTAACTAAAGATGAATTGGCAACTAATGCATCAATGCTTGAAAAAGAACGTGGTTTGAAACCTTCAGAAATTATGCCAATAGAAAGATTGATCTATGATCCTATTATTGAAGCTGCTAGAAAACCACCTGAAGAAGGAGCTGAAGAAGGATTAGAAGCTGAAGAAAATTCTGAGAAACCGGAAAAGCCAGAAGCTGAACCACCTAAAGAATAATAGAAGTTTATATAAAGTAATAAAAATGTTATAATATTATTTTAAATTATTTATATTATATGCTGGAAACAACTACATTATTGGAAATACTTGAGTATAAAAATCAAGTAGCTCCACGTACATACGAAAAAAATATTACCAATAAAATAAATTCATGTATTGATTTACATGATGTTCCTGTTCATAAAATTTCTGAATATATTATAAAATATAATTTAACAGAAAGACATTCTCTTACTAAAAAAATATTAAATTTATGTACTGAATTAAATGAATTTGAAAACATTTCAGAAAAATTTTGGGCAGTGAAAAATAAAGTTTATATAAGACCAGTATGTGAAGTATGTAAAGGAAAAGTAAAGTTTAATAAATCTAAAAAAAGAGATTTTCATAGAAATTGTTCTTTTAAATGCTTTGGTAAAAATGAAAATATAATTGAAGAAAGAAAAGCCACAAATATAAAAACATATGGTGTCCCTTGTGTTCAACAAGTAAAAGAAATTAAAGAAAAAACTATTCGTACTAATATTGAGAGATATGGTAATGAAAATTCATCATCTAGTCCAATTGTTATAGAGCGGGTTGCAAATGGGCTGAAAGGGTTAGCATATGATGAATTAAAAGAAGAATATTCTTCTGTTATGACTTTTAATTTTTCAAAAGAAGAATATGTAAAAACAAAACAAAACAAATATCAACGATTCTCCTTTACTTGTTTAGAATGTAATATTCCATTTGATTTTTATATAGCTAATGGAAAAACTCCACGCTGTCCTAATTGTCATCCTAAAAATATTAGTTCTCATGAAACTAATATTAGAGAATTTTTTGAAGATAGATATCAACTAACATCAACCAGTCCAAGAATTTTAAATAATAAAGAAATAGATATTTATTTTGAAGAACTTAAATTGGGAATTGAGTATAACGGTTCATATTGGCACTCTTCTCCAAAAAAAGAACCAACTTATCATCAAGACAAATCATTATCTGCTAAAGAACAAGGTATTAAATTATTTCATATATGGGATGATGAGTGGATGAATAATAAAGACAAAATTATTAATTATATCGATAGTCTTGCTGGAAAATCAAAAATAATATATGCAAGGAACACGCAAGTAAAAGAAATTACTTATAAAGAAGCTCATCCCTTTATTGAGAATACTCATTTAAAAGGGAATACAAAAGCTAAAGTATATATTGGATTATTTCATAATGATGTATTAGTTTCATGTATGTCCTTCGGAAAACCAAGATTCAGAAAAGATTCAGATTGGGAAATAATACGCTTTTGTTCTTCATTATCTGTTATTGGTGGAGCTAGTAAAATGGTTAAATACTTTAGAAAACATTATACTGGTTCGATTATTACATATGCAGATTTGGATTATTCCACTGGTGCTGTTTACTTACAATGTGGATTTACTTTAATAGATAAAACTGTGCCATCTTATTTTTACATTAAAAATGAGGCTAGATATTCTAGACAACAATTACAAAAGAAAAAATTAATTAAAAAGTATCCCGAATTATCACATTTAACGGGTAAAGAAATTTTAGAAACAAAGCATTATTTTAAAATTTATACATCAGGGAGTCTAGTTTATCGGCTAGATTGAGTAGTTTACATAAAGTAACTAAAATGTTATAATATAATATTAAAAACTCATTAAAGTAATATGTTGTTAATAGACATTCTAGAATATAAAAATTCCGTATCTAGCAAGGAATATAATAAAAAAACCACATCTTTATTAAATTCATGTGAGGATATAGATGTTCCTATATCCAATACTCTTCTAAAATTATACATTGAAAAATACAGTATACGATGTAATACGCTATTGGCTAGAAAGCTTCTTGGTGCTTGTGTAGAATTAAATGAATTTAGAAATCACAAAGAAAAATTTGTTGCTTGTAAAAATGGATTAACATCAATACCAAAATGTGTAGTGTGTAACAAAGATGTTAATTTAAAGCCTGATGGTTTTAATACTACTTGTTCTATATATTGTAACAATAATAATCCCGATGCTATTAAAAAAAGAATGGCTTCTCATAAACTTATTCAAGAAGAAACTCAAGCAAAAAGAATAGCTACGTGTCAAAAAAATTATGGTACTGATTATGTTTTTCAGGCAGAAGTAAATAGAGAAAAAAGCAAGAAAACATTAATGGAAAGATATGGTGTTGAACATATATCTCAAGCAGAATGCGTTTATGAAAAAGTTAAAGCTAGTAATTTAGAAAAATATGGAACAATATGTACTTTAAACGACCCCACAATAAGAAAGAAAGCAACAGTTTCGGCTAGAACAAGACAATATTTAATTTGGCAAGAAAAATTTAAAAATGATATTACGCTAAAATTTACTTTAGATGAATATTTAGAAATGGATATAAGATTAAAATCTGATGTTTTGTTGTTTAATTGTAATAAATGTAAGCATGATTTTAATGGATGTTTAAATAATGGGGATATACCAAGATGTTATTTTTGTTATCCAGTACATACTAGTAAAACCGAAGAAGAAATAAAAGAATTTTTTGAAGATAGATATCAATTAACCTCTACCTCTCCTAAAATTTTAGATGGAAGGGAAATAGATATTTATTTTGAAGAAATAAAAGTTGGTATTGAATTTAATGGAATATATTGGCATTCTTCCGAATTTAAATCTGTCACATATCATCAAGATAAGTCATTATCTGCTAAAGAACAAGGTATTAAGCTGTTTCATATTTGGGAAGATGAATGGCCTCATAAAAAAGATAAAATTATTGCCTATATAGATAGTCTTGCCGGAAGATCGCAAAAAATATATGCTAGAAATACACAAATAAAAGAAATTACTTATAAAGAAGCTCATCCCTTTATTGAGAATACCCATTTAAAAAGTAATACAAGAGCTAGAATTTATATTGGATTATTTCATAATAATATATTAGTTTCATGTATGTCATTTGGAAAGCCAAGGTTTAGAAAAGATTCAGATTGGGAAATTATTCGTTTTTGTTCTTCAATATTAGTTGTTGGTGGTGCTAGTAAAATAATTAAATATTTTAGAAACAACTATGTAGGTTCAATTATTACTTATGCCGATTTGGATTATTCTACGGGTGCAGTTTATTTACAATGTGGATTTAAATTAATTGATAAAACTGAACCATCTTATTTTTATGTTAAAAATGGAGTTAGGTATTCTAGACAACAATTACAAAAGAAAAAATTACTTAAACTATACCCAGAATTAAAAGATTTAACTGGTGATGAAATATTATCTGAGAAGCATTATTTTAAAATTTATACATCTGGAAATTTAGTTTATCGACTAGATTAAAATAAAAACTTAATAAAATACAAAAAGGACTCTATATGAGTCCTTTTTCTTTTATATTTTACTAATTTCTCATAAATAATACGGTAAACGTATATCTTAGGAGATTACATGAAGCAACAAATTCTTGTGGAACACATTACCCCAGCCGATGCACAACTTATTGAATCAAGAGACCAAAATAAAAATTTATATTTATCTGGTCGTATGATGGCAAGTGAACAAAAAAATGCTAATGGTCGTATTTATCCATTAGCTGAGATTACTAATGCAGTTGCTTTTATTAATCAACAAATTAAAGAAGGAAAATCTGTTATGGGTGAATTAGAGCACCCTGATACTTTGACCGTTTCTTTAAAAAATGTTTCTCATGTGATAACAGAAGCATGGATGGATGGAAATAATGCTATTGGTAAATGTAAAATTCTTAATACTCCGTCTGGTTTAATTGTTCAAAGTCTTATTCAAGGTGGTGTTAGGCTTGGGGTTAGTAGTAGAGGCACAGGTTCCGTATCCGATGTATCAGAAAATGGTGAAATGGCTGGTCGGGTCCAGAATTTTATTTTTGCGGCACTTGATATAGTTTCCCAACCTTCCGGCCCCGGTTGTTATCCAGATGTTGTCAGAGAGTCCATCGAAAATCCGAAAATTATGTCATTAGCTGAAGCAGTTGCTAATGATCCTAAAGCACAAAAATATTTACAGCAAGAAATTTTAAAATTTGCTGCATCTATCTTCAAGAAGTAATCCCTCACTTATTAAAGGAAAAATCATGAGCAATTATGAATTACGTAAATTATGCCAATTACCAACTACTCTTGAAGAAGCTGAAAAATGGTCTGCAAAAGTAAATGCAAAAGTAGAAGTGCCAGAAGGAACTTTTGAAAAGAAAGCTGGTGCTATTGTTAAAGAAATAATGAAATTACATGATGGTGATGTAGGTAAATCTATTAAAGCTGTTACTTTCTTCTTGAATCGTTGTGGTGATAAATGTGCCAACAAAGAACAAGTAGAAAAAGCTAAAGAAAAGTTACAAGCAAAAATGAAAATGGAATCTTTGAATACATTGCGTCAAAACGCAGGTCTTCCTATGTTGAAAGAAGAAAAAGATATGGATGATGAAGAAGCCGCTCCAAAAGAAGCTGGTGAAGATGATAAAAAAGATGGTAAAAAAGATGATGAAGACGAATTGCCAAAGATTATTAATACTATTGCAAAATCACTTTGTAAAAAAT